CTTCGCGATCATCTCCAGCGCTGACAGCCCCCACTCTTTCCAGTCCGCTTTTCCGCGAACGAGCATGGATGAGACATTATCCAGCGCGCTATCCAGCGTTGAGGTAACGCCTTGTGAAACGGTACCGGCCACATCCTGGGTGTTCTCGAGCCAGTTTTCGTAGCCGCGAGAAACTCCACTGCGCCAGTCAGCTTCGGATGCTGCGATCGCTTTATATTTATTATCAAGCTCGGTAAGAGCTGCACTTTGTTTAGCAGCGGCAGCCGGGCCGCCATCAGTCTTTGCGAAAACTCGATTAATCTGCTGCCGCTCTTCAAGGTACTGACGCCGACGATCACCCATCCCCGCCGTCTCAGTGGTCAGCGCTGCATCATCGCGAAATTTGCGCGCCGCCTCGGTCAAATCTTTAAGGGCATCAGCCTGATCACGCTGCTTACGCGTGGCTTCATCGGCTTTTTGCGACCACTGAGCCAGCGCCACAGCACCGGCCTCAATAGATTTACGCTGCTCGTCACTCCATTTAGTTCCGTTCTCATGCGATGCCGCATATAGCTCTGCAGCCTTCTCTCCCTGAGTAGCGCGAACCTTTTGCACTTCGGTAGCAATACTCAGGTCAGCCATTTTTCGGCTGTACTGCTCGGCTGTCTGGGAGGCTTCACGCGCTGCTTTGCCTGCGTCGCGAGTAGCATCAGCCTGAGATTTTTGGGCGGCAGCTACCCGCTGCGCATTGTTGTAATCGTCCTCGGCCGCCTTTGTATAGTCCGCAGCATACTTTGAGTTTTCAGGACCTGTACGGCCCATTTTTTCGAGTTCAAATTGCGCTTGCTTGCGAGCCCTAGCAAGACCGGTTAATCCGGCAAGCTCTGCCTGCTGTTGCTTTTGAATAAGGCTTTGCTGATCTTGGGTTGATACTGGAGCCTGCGGAATGGCAAACGGGACATTAACCAGAGCGTTTCTTGATGAGAGAAGCTGATTACCAAGCGAAAGCAGTCTGTTTAGCTCAGAATGCTGGCCATTCATCATCAGCAAAGAGTAATAAGCTTGGTTTTGCTTCCATGCCTGCTCGCGGAGCTGGTCAGTCCTGCGACGCTCGATTTCTGCCAGAGCCTGCTGAATAATACGTGCCTGGTCCCGGAGTTGATTGAGTTTGTCTTCCTCGACAGCTAAATCACCTGTAACAATGGAAATGGCGCGCACTATATTAAGATCGTTTTCTCCAGTGATGCCGGGTTTACCCCTCGCAGCATTGAGATCATCAATTTGACCTTTTAAGGTTTCAACTTTCCCCTGCTGTTCGGTGACAAGCCTATTTTGCTCGGCCAGCGCTTCAATGGTTTTCTTGCGATTATCGTCTGTGTCAGGAAGCGACATCTTAGATGTCTTTTCGCGGATCTCATCTATCTGGCTGGCATATTCCTGCGCTGACTGGCGGGCCTGCTCCTGATTCTGGTACATGGCATACCATGCACCTGCGCCAAGCATCACCAGACCTGGGACGCCCCCGATCAATCCCATTGCTCCGCCCAAAAGACGCGAACCAACTGATGTAACACTGTTCAGGTTGTTCTGTGCTGTGATCCTGCCTGAAAGGTTGCGGGTAAGCGCCGCCTGCGCTGATGCCAGTCTTGTTTCGGCAACTGTCTGAGCATCAGCGTTTTTAGCCGCTGCCAACCCGGATTGGGCTCGCTCAAGAGCGGCGCGCGCCCTGACTTTTTCTGTCGCTGTACCGCTGGTTAACGCAGTACTCAAACGCGTTTGAGCTGCTGTAACCTTCGCCTCTGCGGCGGCAATCTTTTCTCGCTGAGCCGCCAGCACATCAGCACTGCGGGCTGTCTGAACGGCCTGTTGTGCCCTATATACCTCAGCTCTTGAAGCAGCCACTGCCGACTGGGCTGCTTTTTCCTGCGCGACGGCAAGAGCGACTTCTGCTTTAGCGGCGGAAAGCAAAGAGGCTGTAGCCCCCGAGGCGCTGCTGACGACCCCCCCGAGATACTTCGCCAGCCCAACTCCAACCAGCGCACCAGCAACTGTTGTAATGGTGGACATGTTATTAGCGACGTCATTCAGAGCGCCGCTCACTGCAGACGACGTAAGAGAATCTAGTGTTCCGGCTACACCATCAAGCCCACCGGATAATGCAGAAGTAGCGCCTGTTGCCTGATTAATGCCGCCAACCCACGCCATAAAGGAGTTGGTTACTTTTTGCAGTGATCCGGAAACAGTCTGCGGCATGGAGCTGAACTCCCCCCGCAAATTATCGAGCTGGCTTATCATAGCTGGTACGACTTTATCAATTGTCAGCTGGCCCTGATCCGCCATTGCTTTAAGGTCTTTTCGGGCGACACCCATTCCAGCAGCCAGAGCTCTGACAACGCGATCGCCGGACTCGTTAACGGCGTTAAACTCTTCGCCACGCAGAACGCCCTGGGCCAGCGCCTGGCTAAACTGCGTAATAACAGATCCAGACTCTTCAGCGCTAGCACCAGATATTTTTAACCCAGTGGAAACCGCCTCTGTTATTTTAAGAACATCCGAAGAGTCATAACCAAACTCACGCATAGAAGCTGCTGCACGCGAGAAAAGATTAGCATTATCAGAAAATGCAGTGCCTGTTCGCTGGCTAATCTGCATGAGCTGTATCTGAGAGCTGGTAAAGTCGTCAGTTGTACTTGACGCTTGTTTTAACCGGGCATTTACTGACGTCCATTCGTCAGCGATCTGGACTAGCTTACCAGTTGCAAAGGCTGCTGACGCCGCTGCAGCTGCCCTGCCTGCGCCTGCAAAACCACTCGTAAGATCGGACAGTGCTTTCTCGCTCTCACGCGCAGCAGCTACAGCTTGCCGGCCACCATTTTGCATGGTGCGATAATAATCCTGACCCATACGAGAAGCACGGGAAATTTCAGTTTGAAATGACTGGGAGTTCGCAGAAATTTTGATAATAAGTTCACGCAAGGTAGCCAATGGTTAGCCTCCACAAATAAAAAAACCCCGCAATGCGGGGCTTTTCAGTAACATAAATTTATTTATCAAACTCTTTATTGCCAGTTGAAAGTAAATATGCGGATTTTATATATGGTAGCCTCATAACTATTGAATCTTCATCAATAGCCGCTCCTAGAGCAATAGTTCTGCACATAAGACTTACATACCCTTGCTTCCTTAGGCACATCCCATCCGGGCTTTCAAAAAATGGCATATCTCCTTTTTTCCATATTAATAAAGTCGTACCTTCTGGCACAGCCCCAATTGGTTGGACAGAGAATACCGTCATTGAATTGATGATAAATCCTCCAACCGCCAGCACTAAAATAAATATCAAAAATATATATTTTTTCATGCTAAATCTTCCAGCTACAGGCATCGGATATCTTTTTAGCGATATTATCAATTCCTGCAAGATCGAACTCAACTATTTGCATGGTTGAACCATAGGGTTCAAACCCAATGACTAGCTTTTTATGCTTCGATAATTCTTTTATAAAAAGCACCGCATTGGGAGCGAAGGCTGAATCCCCTCCCTCACCCGGAGTCCACGTAATTTTCTGCGGTTTACCCCCATCATATCTGATGGTCACTTGTGGTGAGTCAACTCCAAGATAATCAGTTACTGACAGATAGGCATCGGTAGAGTTTTCATTGCACCTTAAAACAAGAGAAGTGCTACGTTCAGTACCTTGCTTCACATAGATATCTTTCGAGCTATTTATTGCTACAACGTCAGTGGAGTCTGTTAGTTTGTTAACTTTAGATTTATAGAACCATGAACCGTCATTCTGTAATTCATCAGATTGCTCGGCATTGGCTGCACCAATAAAGGTGCTCATCACTAAAAATAATACAGATAATTTTTTCATCACTTTATCCCTTAAGGTATCGTTCGGACTAATCCTAACAGGGATCATGCTTGCAACAAAATATGAAGATGGCATGTGACCTAGCATCACTATCCAGCCAGCGCGGCAAAGAACCCCTCAAGCCCGTCATTGCTCTCTTCCTGTTCAGGCGCATTCCACTGTAGGATCACATCATCCATGCTTACCTTAGCGCCCTGCGAGTTGAGCACGGCAGCGGAAATCTGCGCCGCCTGAATATCGCCGCGCCGATCGCTGATGGGATTGATACGGTCAAACTCGATCCACATGCGCAGCTCCCTGGCAGTCAGGGTTTGCTTCAGCTCATCAAGCGTGCGCCCCAGGCGGAGCGCCAGCGTCATCAGGAAGAACGTGCCGGGCTGGCTTACGGCTTTTCCACCTCGGCCGCCGAAGTGGTCAGGTCAAGCGCCTGCTTGAGAAGCCGGGAGTGCACAGGGCCATAGAACTGCTCGACCTGCGCCTTATCCTCTTCGCTGAAGACCTGCGTGCCATCTTCCTCAAGCAGCACGTCGATAAACAGCACCACGTCTGCGCTCTTGTTACGCAGCGCGCGTTCTGCTGCTGTCAGCTTTTCTGGTTCTCCTTCTTCCTGCTTCGGATTAAGCACCTGCTGCCATTCCAGCCAGGCCTGCGCTGAGGGCTCACGCAGTTTTACCGTGGCGTTTTTCCACTCCGGTACGGTGACGGTTTTGGTGCGGAAGCCTGCCATCGGCGCCAGCGCGAGCGAGCGAAGTGAATTCTGTAAAACCTTATTGGCCATTTCATTTTTCTCGTTTGTAGTCAGAAAAAGCGGCTTTCGCCGCTGTTATTAGCCTGCAGAGGGTGCAGGCACGATCGCGACGGGCTTACCTTTGATGCGCAGAGTAAACGATGCGGTCACCACCCCAGCAGTACCCAGGCTCCAGCTGTTCTGACGCACTTCTGCCAGAAACGCGTAGCCGTTGCCGGACGGGAAGATCACCTGAAACGCATGCAGTGCGTCGGTATCGTAAGCGGTGCGCAGCGTGTTCTGCCCTTCTTCTTCAGAAGACCAGTTACCGGAAACCGTCATTTCACCCGGTGCGGCCAGCCCGTTTGTCATCTCCTGCTCGGTGGAGCAAAGTGTGGTGGTGTCGATGTCTGACTTCTGGCCGCCGGTATAGCTCAGTTCTTTGGTAGAGCAGTTAATAGATTGCCAGGTTGCACCAGCGGGATTGGCTGAGGTAGCCGGCTCGGAGGAAACATTGATTTTCGTTCCCTGTGTTTTTTCGTACTTAGAGGACATGGTGATCTCCGGATATAAAAAAGCCGCCCGGAGGCGGCAGAGTTAATGTGACGATGGTTTATTGCCAGATCTGAACTTCAAGCGTGGCCCGGTAAAGTCCGGTGTCAGGCTCGTAGCCGTTGATCTCGTTCAGCCCCACAGGATGCAGATCGGCCAGAGCAGCTTTGACCTGATTACGCAGCGCCCTGGCGTCATCAATCGACGATGCCCAGGCGTCAACCTGAACCGTGCTTGCTGTTTCTGCCGGTCCGCAGAAAACATCCTCTCCGACTGAGGAAGGCAGCAGGTAGATCACCCACGGTGCAGAGGTTCCCTGCGGCGCCACGTATGGAAAGACGTTGCCTCCTGCCAGCGCGCTGAGTCGTGGATAGATATCGGCTTCGGTCATTTCGCGAGTACCTCATCGATAGCGTGATTCATGCATGCCAGAGCTGCCTGCGTGGCCTCCTCCTGCCTGGTGTCGAACGCAGGACGAACAAAGGGATGCGCGGGCATATTCGATGTCCCCAGCTCGACAAACCGCCAGTAAAAAGCATTGCGTGGGTTGTCGGCCTTCATGGTGTTATCACTATTGCCAGTGTCCGGGTTGACGCCCCGGATATGCACGCCGGAAGTAATTTCGCCGCGGCGTCGCCCTTTCTGGGTCACCACCACCACGTTTTTTTTCATCCTGCCGGTTCTGACTGGCGCGAGGTTCTCTACTTCTTCTTTCAGAACCTGTGCGCCCGCCCGGGTGGCGTCACGCAAAACTTTGTTATTTTCTGCCCGGCTTAGCGTTTCCAGATCCTTAGCAATGTCGGCCAGGCCGGAGAAATCAAGACTCGTCGAGATCACTGCTTCACCCCCTTTTCACAAAGCAATTCCAGGCGGGTACCGTTCTCGGCAGAGATAGCCGACTTGATGTCGTATATTTCGCCGCTACCAGTTGGCGGCAGGTGAACGGCACGCCATCCTGTTGATACCGGAATGCCAGGGTAGCGACGCATCCAGATCCGTGTAGTGGTGCTGCTTATCTCGGTGCCACCATCTATCATCTCTCGCCCGGACACGTCCGCCACCTCAGCGCGGACAGAGGCTACATCCACCCAGCCAGTGGCAGGCTGTCCGGAAGGCAGGCGCCCCGATGCTGGCTTTTGTAACGTAACCCTGTGTCGCAATCGACCCGCTTTCATACGCCATATATCCGGTAAGGTTGAAGAAGTGCTTCGGTTGAGAAATCCAGAGCGGAATTACTGCTGCCAGTGCTGACTGCCTCACGATTGGCGTACCAGTGTGCGATTAGCATCAGCATGGCCATTTCGATGTCTTTGCCATAAAGCAACCGATCAGGGTCAACGAGATAATCAGGATCATCGGCAGTATCATAAAGACGGCGGCGGGTCCATGTTTCGACGTACCGCGCCGCAGCTTTAATACTCGTATCGATCCAGAGGTCGTCTTCGGTGAAATCCTGCTCAATGTTGCAGTGGCGCTTAACCTGCTCTTTGGTCAGCATGCCCATTCCTTATTTCTTGCCATTCCCTTTCGGCTTTTGATCTTTATCAGGATCCGGCTTTTTCTCGCCAGGCTCCTGAGCGTAACCGCTGGCCAGAAGGTCGCGACCGTGCTGCTCCAGCGTCTCAAACTCGGTGCCTTCAGTAAGCACACTGCCTTCAAAGTAAATGGGCTTGATAGCGATCAGCTTCATGGCTGTCTCCTTTAAGGAAAAAGAAAAGCGGCCCGCAGGCCGCCGTTAAGGTTATGCACCGCCGCCAGCAGCAGGTGCAGTAAAGGAACCGTAGATAAACGCTTCCGGACGTTTCACGGCCAGCGCCAGGCGCTCTTCACAACGAATCGAGATCATGTTCTCCTCGAAATCGGTGGCGTTCTCGGTGGAGATCACAACGTTGGCATCTTCTCGGTCAAAAAGTTGCGCCGCAGCGTTAAACGCACCGGTGAGGAATTTACCCTGGAAGGCGGGGGCTTCAGTCGCCACCACAGGAAGGCCCCACAGGGTCGGACCGGTCAGGGCCGCCGGGTTCGACAGGATATAGCGGCCCAGCGTGTCTTTGGTGAGTTCAATCTTCGCCCAGTCAATGAAGTGCAGGACGTGGC